TAGAGAATTAATGACCATAGGCACTGTGTTGTGCGGTTTAGCGGCAACATGGGGAATGGTAAAAGGTCAGATAGGTAGATTAATGGATGACCTTATGAAAGTAAATAAAGAACTAGAAGTTATACAAACTAGACTTGATTCTACTGAAGCAGGAGAAGCGGTAATGAAACATCAACTAGGAGTGTTAGGTTCTATGCTTTCCCCTGATCATCAAGAAGCTAGAGCAAGAGAAACAGAAGCTTTACACCATAGAGTAAACGCATTACGTAGAGATTGCGATACGTTAATGCACACACATAACGGGAAACACCCACCAATTTAAGAGCGTTTAAACATGATCTCACTTTTAGGTAGTCTTTTAGGTTTTGTTACTTCTACAGGTCCCTCTATATTTAAAACATTTATGGACGCTAAACAAGACGCTAGAGATAAAGAACATGAGCTTAAAATTATGGCTCAACAATCTCAAGATAGGCGAGATGAGGCATTAATAGAGAGTGTAGGAGAAGCTAATATTGCAGTCCATAGAAGTTCTGATGAACAAACTAAGAGGGCAAGTCAATGGGTCGTAAATCTTTCCGCAACAGTAAGACCGCTTATTACTTATTTCTTTTTCTTGGAATTTGTATTGCTTACTTTTCTTTCGGCTTTCGGTCTGATCAGTCTGGAACTATTTCAACTCCTGTGGTCAAGCGAAGTAGTCAGCATCTTTTCTGTGATTATCTCGTTTTGGTTCGGGCAACGATTAGTCAGCAAGTGGGCGAAGTGATAAACAAAGAAGGGATAGAGTTAATAGAAAGCTTTGAGGGATTTTCTTCTAAACCTTATAAAGATGTGGCAGGTATATGGACTATAGGAGTAGGATCAATATATGGACTTAATGGTAAACGTGTAAAAGCAGATCATAGGAATATTAGTAAAAAAGAAGCTTTACAGTTAATGAAAAGAGATTTAAAAAGAACTGAAGTACGGATATCACAATTAGTTAATGTTCCTGTAACTCAAAATCAATTTGCCGCTTTATGTAGTTTTGTATATAATGTAGGTTCAGGAGCTTTTCAACGTAGTACAGCTAGAATGAAACTAAACAGGTCTGATTACGAAGGATGTGCTAACGAGTTCTTAAGATGGAAGTACGCTGGTAAACGATCTATTCCCGGCTTATTAAGAAGGCGAGAAGCAGAAAGAGAATTATTTTTAAGTGAGGACAAAGCATAATGGCATATAGAGCTATGATTAATAAAGTCTTAAGAAGGCTAAGAGAAGATACAATATCTGCCGATTGGATTGGAGCTTTAGAAGATTCTGCTGATGTAGATTCCTATCATAAATTAGTAGGAGATTTTATTAACGAATCTAAACAAATAGTAGAAGATGCTTGGTCTTGGAGTTTCTTAAGATCACTTGAGACAGTTACTACTGAAGATGGAACATCTACTTATGTTATTCCTAATGCAAACAATAGAACAACTGTTTTACAAGTAATTGATGATACAGGTGATTATCAAGTTCCTCAGTTATCAGATGCAGACTTTTATAAATATACTCTTGTAGGGACATCTACAAATGGTACTCCTAGATACTATAGGCTTAATGGAAATTCTATTTCTTTTTTTCCTACACCAGCAGGTGTATATTCAATAAAGACACATATAGTTCTTCCTCAAGCTGACTTAAGTTTAGCCACAGACGTTTTAACGGTTCCAGAAGAACCCGTAATTTTAGGTGCTTACTCTTTAGCTTTGTCTGAAAGAGGTGAAGACGGAGGAACAGCTAATTCTGTAGCTTCGGCTAGATTTGGAACAGTTCTTTCTGATTTTATAACTAAAGATTCTAACAGAACTTTAAACGAAACTGTATGGTATGCCAGTTAAAGCCTTAACACCTATAAAGTTAGACGGTTTAGGCTCAAAAGGTTTAAACACACAAGGTAGTGCTTCTACATTAGGTCCTGAGTGGCTTACTGAAGCGTCTAATGTTGTGTTTGATTTCCAAGGTAGAATAGGTCCAAGAAAAGGTATTAAATCTATTTCTAAAACTGTTTCCCACCCTGTAAAATCTATTGGTGAATACGTTAAGTCCGACAGAACTACAGAGTTTTATTTAGGTTCTAACAATGCTATTTATAAAAGAGATACTTCTACTACCCCAGAAACACTAACTGCTCAGTCTTTTGGGGGAAGTCCACAGACTATTTCTAATTCTAATTGGCAGTGGATAAACTTTAATAACGAATTATGGGCAGTACAAGCAAGTCATAAACCAATTAACTTTGACGGTTCTACTTGGAAAGACGTAGAGGACTTATCTGCATATGCCGCTAATAGTGGTGTGACTACATTTAACCCCTCATGTGCCTTGGGAAACTTTGGACGTATGTGGTACGGAGGTATTACTGAAGACCCCGGAACAGTGTTTTATTCAGATAACTTAATTGGTGAAAAGTTAAATGGTGGGGCCGCTGGTTCTTTAAATTTAAGGACTGTTTGGGGATCAGATGAGATAGTAGGTTTTAGTTCTATCATGGATAAAATAATTATCTTTGGTAAAAACAATATAGCTATTTACAGTGGTGCATCTAATCCTGCTACAATGACACTAGACGAGCTTATACAGGGCGTAGGTTTAGCAGGTAGAGATAACATAGTTAACGTAGGTGCTGAAGTTTTATTTATGAGCTACGAAGGTCTACAGGCTTTGTCTCGTATTACGGCTTCTGACGGTAAAGCACCTATAACTGATTTATCTATAGCTGTTCGTAACTCTTTAAGTTACTATCTAGCCACTGGAGATTTAACTACAGTTAAGTCAGCTTATTTTCAAGAAGAAGGTTTAGTTGTTACTTTTGTTCCTGAGAATAATTTAGCTTATGTATTTGACTTTTCTGCTTCATCCCAATTAACAATACCAAGAATAACTATTTGGTATTTTATTGATCCTCCTTTGTGTGGTGTAGGTACTGTAGATGGTAATTTTATTATGGGAATGAAAGATACCATAGCATCCTATGATGGTTATTATGATGTAACAATTACAGATACTACATCTTCTAATGGAAGCTCAGGAGCCTGTAGTACAGCAGGAGGAACATGGGACGGTTCTAAATGTTGGAGTACGACAAACAATATTTATAACTACACATGGTCAACTACATGGTTAGATTTTCAACAACCTACAACGACTAAAATATTAAAAGAAGGTCTTTTCTACTATCAAGGAGGAAGAGGTTCTGCAACTGCTTTACAAATATATGTAGATTATGATTCTATAAATCCACTTGTTAAATCGTTTAATTTAGCCGCTACAGATGAATCAGCCCTTTATGGAGTTTCAAGTTCTCTTTATAGCGTATCTAAATTTGCATCTAAAGTAGGTCCAGTAGAATACAAAGTTCCTTTAGGACGTACAGGTAAAGTGATTAAAATGCGAATGATTACGGAAGTAGTGGGAGATTTTTCAAGTTTAGTATCAGCTACGTTACTGACGAAACAAGGAAAGACAAGGTAAAAAGGAGAAGACAATGGGATGGTTAGATAACAATTGGGCTGGTTTACTGGGTGGAGGTTTATCCTACTTAGGTTCTAGAGCAAACGCTGATGAAAATATTAAAGCGGCTAGAGAACAAGCGGCAATTATGAATCAAAATGCTGATGCTGTAATAGCGGCTGGTGAACCTTATGGTGTAGGTAGTGTAGGTGGTACAGCAGAGTTTGACCCAGAAAGTAAAACCGCACTTCTTAATCTTTCTCCTGAACTCCAAAGTATTTACCAAGGAGCCTTAAGCAGAAGTGGACTTTGGGGAGATCAATTAGCTCAGTATTCTGGTGATCCGTTTGCCGCAGGTAATCTTTTCTATGAGCAAATGCAACCTTATTACGCAGAACAGGAAGATGACTTAAGGACAGACCTTGAGACACGATTGCTTGCTCAGGGACGCTTAGGTTCCACAGGCGGTAGAGATCAAATGTCTTCTTTAGAAGAAGCTATTCTTAAGGGACAAGCTCAAAGACGTAACGAAGGTTTTTCACAGGCTCAGTCTTTAATTGCCGCACTCTTAGGTCGTGAAAGTGCCGACATTGGAACTGCTACAGGTCTTCTTAACGTACCTATACAACAGGCTAATATTGGTACAGGACTTGGAGGAAATATTGGTAACTTAGCCGCTCAAGGTTTAGCGTCACGTAATTCTGGTCAACAACAACTTGCGGCTACATTAGGAGCCAGTGGTTCAAGCATGGGAGACTTACTCTCAAGAGCAGGGGGACTGTTTAAACCTCCTGTAAAAAATCAAGGTGTAACTCTTAACCTTCAAGGATTATCGACGAGGACATAATGGCAAAACTAAATAGTGCAAATCTTCCTGATTGGTTAGCTCAGTGGGCTATGAATAGAGGTGCTATAGAAAACCCCTCTACTTCAGGAACGTCCAGTGGTCTTTTTGACCAACCTGTAATTCGCAGACGTAGACCTGATGAGAGAATGGACGATGGAAGTGATGATAGTTGGATGAATGAAACATCTCCTGTATTAGATTCATACCCTACAAGTTGGGCAGATGTCGGAAGAGACATAAGTAATATTCCCGGTCAGTTCATGGAAGATATAACAGAATTTGGAAATTCATTGATAGACGGTGCTTCCAGTATGTTTAAAGATGCTGGAAAGTCTATAGAAAAAAATACAGAACAGAAAAAAGAAACAGGATTATTAGGAACAATAAAGAACGCACCTGAAAATGCTTTAAAAGGTCTTCTTGGGGAAAAAATGTATAATTTTGTAGACAGAGTAGGAAGCCAAGGAAGTACAGGTAGTTTTATGAGAGGGGCTAATGATACAACTTTATCCAATAGTGATAGATTTGGAGCCGCTGTTGGAGCAGTCGCTCCCTTTTTAATGCCCGGAATGGGGGCAACAGGCGTAGGTCTCTTTGGTGGTATAGCAAATGCTATGGGGTATCATC